GGCCGCTACGGCATCGCCGTGCGCCACGCCGCTTTTTGCGCGCACCCCTACGTGCGCCGCCTGACGCATGAAGCGGAAAACGAGGCGCACTGCCGCCCCCCGAAGGGGATGGTGCGCGTCAGCTTTGGGGTTTACAGCAGCGAGGCGGACGTGGATTGCCTTTTGGCCGCTGTCGCGGAACTGCTGCGCTGCGGGCACAGCGGGGGCCCGGCAGGGGACGAAACGAAAATCACCCTGCTGAAAGATAAGCCCTATGACCGCGGGTAACGGGCACAGGGCAATTTGGTTTTGCAGTTCATCTCGGGAAGTAGTATAATATTTCTGCGAAAAGCCCTTGACAAGCAGCGCGGAATTGGATATAATACTTCTATATCGGGCCTGTAGCTCAGTTGGGAGAGCGTTCGGTTCGCATCCGAGAGGTCGTGGGTTCGAATCCCTTCAGGTCCACCATATTGAAGGACACCGTTTGATACAATCAAACGGTGCCCTTTTCCGTTTGGATAGTATGCGTTCCGTTTGGATTGTATCATACTATCCAAACGCACCCCAAAACGGCCCCGAAAACGCCGAAAAAGCCGCAGGTTCCACATGGGCCTGCGGCTTTTAGCCTCACTTCTCCAGCGCTACCTCCACAACAGCGCCATCCCGGAACACGATGGACAGCCGCCTGTCCGCGTGAACCAGCACCTTGTCCACCGTGATATACCAAAGCTCCTCGTCGAAATCTTCCACGAGATTTTCCTGCTTTTTGAGGATTTGCAGGAAGCGGTTGATGTTGGCTTGCTTCATGCGGCGCTTCTGGCGCTCGGCGTCGATTTCGGCCAGCCGGGCTTCAGCGGCTTTGAAGCGGGCAAGCAGGGCGTCGCGGCGGGCGCTATAGTCAGCCTGATCCAGCGCGGCACAGGCGTTTTCTTCTACGCCCTTGCGGATAAGCTCGGCCACCACCTCCTGCTCCTGCTTGAGCGCGGCTGCTTCGGCGTCGAGGGCGGTCGTGTCCGTGAGCTCGGCCAGCACATCATCGTAGGCGGCGAAAATGGCCTCCCGGTCGGTAATCCGCTGGTTGAAGGCCGCGAGGAACGCCGCCTGCACCTGCTCCTCTTTTACGCTGGAGCTCGTGCATTTCGCCCCGCGCTGGCCCCGCGCGTACTTGTGGTTGCATTGCCACACCACCCGGCGATACTGCGACGTGCTGTGCCAAACGCGCGGCCCATAGAGCCCGTTGCAGTCGGCGCAGAAGATTTTGCCCGACAGCGGGTGGGCGCTGATGGTGGTCTGCCCGGAGGCCGCGCGGCGCTGGAGCTCGTGCTGCACCTCCTCGAAAAGCGTGGGGTCGATGATGGCGGGATGCGAGCCCTCAATGAAGAACTGGGGAATTTCGCCTTCGTTGCGTTTGTGGGCCTTTGTCAAAAAGTCGGTGGTGTAGCCCTTTTGCAGCAGGGCGTTCCCGGTGTATTTCTCGTTTTGCAGGATGGAGAGCACCACGTTCGACCGCCATGTGGCCTTGCCGCCCGGCGTGGGGATGCCCTCGGCCATGAGCAGGTTCGCTATATGGCTGGCTGATTTGCCGAAAAGGAACAGCCGATAAATGAGCCGGACGATCTCGGCCTCCTCCTCGACGATCACCGGCTTGCCGTCCTCGCCTTTTTCGTAGCCCAGGAACTGCTTGTAGGGCATGGAAACCTTGCCGTCCGAGAACCGCTTGCGCCAGCCCCAGGTCACATTTTCCGAGATGCTTCGGCTCTCCTCCTGCGCGAGGGAGCTCATAATCGTTATGAGCAATTCGCCCTTGCTGTCAAAGGTTTTGATGGCTTCCTTTTCAAACCAAACCTCCACCCCGGCGTCCTTCAATTTGCGGATGGTGCTCAGGCTGTCCACGGTATTCCGCGCGAAGCGGGAAACCGACTTCGTGATGATAAGGTCGATCTTGCCCGCCAGGGCGTCCTCCACCATCTGATTGAAGCCGTCGCGTTTTTTCGTGGACGTCGCGGAAATGCCCTCGTCGGTATACACGTCGATGAACTCCCATGCGGGGTTGGCCTGGATCATTTTCGTGTAGTAATCTACCTGGGCCTCGTAGGAGGTCTGCTGCTCCTCCTCGTTGGTGCTCACCCGCGCGTAGCCCGCCACCCTGCGCCGCACTTCGGCGGTGCTCATGACGTTGATGGGCAGCTGGCTTTTGGCCGGGATCATTGTAATGGTCATTGCGCTGCCCTCCAGTCCTTAGATTTTTGCCGCGCGGCCTCGCGCATTGCGGGCGTCCAGCTTTCGCCTCGCGGCGCGTGCGCCCACGCGAGCTCCACCTGCCGCCCGCCCTCGTATACAAAAAGAAGCAGGTTCGGGCCGGGCACCTGAATCTCTTTCAGGCCCGCGAACCCGCCCGCTTCCTGGGTTTTAGCGGCGAGGATGTCCTCCGGGATCATCTGCGACGCGCAGTGCTCTTTGCCCAAGGTGTTGAAGGTGCCGCAAATCCAGACGGACTTTTTGTACTTGGGCGCGGAGCCCGCGATCTTGTGCCGGTAGGCCGTCCCGCAGATCCCGCAGCGGATCATGCCCGTGAAGGTGTAGCCCTCTGCGGGCGGCGGGCACGCTAAGGCGTGCTGGGAAAATGCTCCCTTCTCGGTCGCATTTGTAACCCCCGCCCGGTGCTGCGCGGCGGTGCGCCGGGCGTATTCCGTTTGAACGGCCTCGAAGGTGGCGGCGTCGATGATAGCCACGTGGTTGTTTTCGACCAGGTACTGCGGCAATTGGCCCTCATTTTTGACGCGGCGCTTGGAAAGGTGATCCTGCGTGAAGGTCTTTTGCAGGAGCAGGTTCCCGGCGCATTTCTCGTTGCGCAGCATTTGCCGCAGGGTATTGACCGAGAATTTTTCGCCCCCGGCCAGCAACTTCTTGCTGATTGCCAGCACCCCCATGCCGCCGATATAGTCGGCAAAAATCTGCTTTACAACGGCGGCCTCCTCCGGGATAATTTCATAATCGCGGGTGTAGCCGTAGACCTTGCAGGGGGTCGGCTGGCCCTCGGCGAACTGCTTGCGGATTCTCCACTTGCAGTTTTCGCTGGTGGAATAGCTCTCCTCCTGGGCGTAGGATGCCAGCAGGGTCAAGAGCAATTCGCCCTCCGTGCCGAGGGTGTGGATGTTCTGCTCCTCGAAAAATACGTCGATGCCAAGGGCGCGGAGCTCCCGGACGGTTTCGAGGGTATCCACCGTATTCCGGGCGAAGCGAGAAACCGATTTCGTGATGATCATTCCGATCTGCCCGGCCCGGCAGTCGGTAAGAAGCCGCTGGAACTCGGGCCGGGCGTCCTTCGTGCCGGTGAGCGCCTCGTCGGCGTAGGTGCCCGCATAGACCCACTCGGGGTTGCGCTGGATCATGGCGCTGTAGTAGCTCACCTGGGCCGAGAGGCTATGGAGCATGGCGTCCTTGCCGTCGCTGACGCGGGAATAGGCAGCCACACGCTTGCGTTCCGGGGGCTTGGGGGGCGCTTGGATTCTGGTGATTGTCATTGCGTTTCATCCCTTTCCATGTTTGGTGTGGCTGACATCTTACCCCTGACACGCCCAAAAATCAAGGGTTCGCGCCCTGAAAAGCGCCCTGAAAGGCCCCGATCAAGGGACAAAATTTGCGGCAAAAATGGGCCTCCAGTTTGGACATATCGCCATCATCAATGATGCCCTGCGTGTGCATGGCGCGGGCGACGGCGAGGGCCGCCTGGTAGGATTTCTCCCGGTCGAATTGCTCAGGCGTCATTGTTGCGCTCCTTTCCAAACCGGGCCGCGACGTAGCACGGGTGCCCGCAGTATTTGCGGTTTTTGCCGGGGGCGCTGAAAAATTCCGCGCCGCAGTGGGCGCAGACGCGGCGGTTTTGAGGGCGCGAATCGCGCAGGTAGGGGTGGGCGTTCCACCACTGGTTGTGGCAGGCGTCGCCGCAGAAGCGTTTGCGCCCGGCTCCCTCCAGGGGCTTCCCGCACTGGCGGCAGGCGTTCGGGTTGTAGCCGCCGCCAAGCCCGTTGCGCTTGCAATAGCCCTTGACTGCGTTTTCGGTGAGGCCCGTTTTTGCCGCGACCGCTTTGTAGCCCAGGCCCTCGCCGCGCCAGTAGCGGATTTTCTCTTTCTCAATCAGGTTCATGTGTCGCCGCTCCCTTCGCTAAAAATCTGGTTTTTGAGCTTTGGAAAAATGCTCGCCAGCTTAATTCGGTTCTCCAGGGCCGCCTTGCCGAAGTACGACACTACGCCGATCTTAAGTAAATCGAAGGCATTGTCCACCAAGGCCTGCGTGATGGATATATCTTCCATACGCCAGGCCACAGCGCAGACGTAGACAGCCACCACACCCACCTGCAGAGCCAGCCCAATGAAGATGCGCTTGCTAAATTCGAGGGGCGTTTGCTCCGGCTTCTTCTTTTTCTTTGGCTTACGCCGGAAAAGCAGGACAGCCACCAGGGCGGAAAGCGGCCCGGTGACTGCTGCTGCGGCGATAGCCGCCATTATGATGTTGAGCGTCACTTTTTCCCGCCTTCCCGAAAGAATTTGATCTCGGCCTCCAGCGCGACGATGCGCCGGTCGAGGCCGTTGTGGATTTCCACCTTCTGCTCAAGCTTTTCGATGCGGTACATGGAAAGCTGGTTCGCCCGATGCACGGCCAGCCACGCGGTCGCGGCGGTGGTGATGGCCGTGCAAACGGCAATAATGATGTTAGCGCTCATTTCGCTTTTGCCTCCTTGCCCGGGATTTTGATGGTCATGCCGATGTGCAGCGAGCGGGGGTCCAGGCCACCGTTGAAGTCCTGTATCTCCTGCCAGCGCGCGCCGGTGCCGAGATATTTCACTGCCAGTGCCCAAAGCGTCTCAGCGTCGCTTTTGACGATATGAAGTATCTCCTCCGGCGCAGGGGCATAATAGCCCGCCACGGCCTCCAGGAATTGCTTCCAGTGGGGCCGGATGTACAGCGGGCAGTCCTTGCCGGAGAAGTCCCAATGCTGCCAGATGTCGAGGGCCGGGTCAAGGCCAAACTCTCGGCACAACCACGCGCACAGGAGGGCCGTGGTGTCCTCCGTCGCCTTGCTGGGGCCGATGGCCTCAATGGCGATGGTGTCCAGGTTCCCACCGATTCTCTGCCCGGGCCGCCGACCGGCGCGGCGGCTCTTGCCGTCTGCCGCGTGCCAGCCGCGCTCGTCGAGCCGCAGCAGCTGCCAGATTTCGTTTTTCCAGACATAGTAATGCACCACCACGCCGCGCATGTTGCCGTTGTAGGTGGCGCGGGAATACTGCTCGGCGGCGTTCGTGCCGGTTGCGACTTTGATGTCAGGGGTGTTGTGGACGCATACGCCGCGCGGTTTTCCAGTACCGTCGCCCAGCTTGGCGCAAGGCTTCAATGGCTGGCCCTTTTTGACGTAACTCGCCACGTCCTTCTCTGCCCGCAGGCTGTCAGGGATGATTTTTTGCTTGACCGTCAGCATTTTGCCGCCCACAGCCAGGGTGATCATTTTGTCAGGGATTAAGAACATTCCTCTATGGCCTCCGTTTTTTCAATATATGCGATTTCAGATTCCGCAAATAAAGCGACTAACAAAAACGAAATCATAAGTTCGTCGGCGGAATTCATGTCGGGGTGCCAGGTGATACGGACGCTGTCGCCCTCCCAATCAGCCTGCAGCGCAAACGCAGATTGCATGGCCAGCCGCACCTGTATATCAAGGTTCAAATCCTGTTCAAAGGTGTCCACAAACGGGCGCACAAACGCCATGGGATATTTTTTGGACATCGTGATCCTTGAATAATAGGGCTTATCCATTTCATCAATTTGCGCGCACATGAAAACAACGAGATCATCATGCTCACCGACAGGCTGACGAAAGGATAACGTGAACTCGGCGAGCTGTTCGACGAAATCCACTTGCGTTTCGGATTCAAAGCCGTCGCCCTCGTAAAGGACGCGGCGGACCAGTGTGCCGGGGGGCAATTCCGGGGCAACGCATGAAAGCTCCTGCTTCACCCGCGCCCATAGCCCGGCGAGCGCCCGTTGGAAGCCCTGGTCGTTTAGATACTTTGCCAGAGGACGCACCTCCTTTTACGGCGTCAACGAGGCGATCATGCCGTCGATCTCGCTGTTGGTGATGGGCACGAGGTTCGTTTCGTTGAAATAGCCGTCCAGGGAGACGTCCACCGAGCCGAGCTTCTCCCACGCGCCGTTGACAACCACCCACTCCTCCATGAGATTGCTGCCCGAGCCCCCCGCAGACGGGGCCAGGTAGATTTTGTTCGGGTTGGCGCTGCTCGCGGCGGGGAGGGATTCCACCACCACAAAGATGTCGGTGTCGAGGGTTGCCAGGGCCGCCCCGATCAGGGCTTCCACTTGGGAGGCCGTTTGGAAGCCCGAGGCCGCCAGTGTCGTTGAAATGGAAGAGGCCACCTGCACGGCGGTCTGGTAGTTGGCGTCGTTCGTCCACGCGGAAACAGCGGTGGGCTTGTTACTGAGGCTCGCCCAAGTTCCGTCGAATTGGTCGAGGATCATCTGCTTGAGCGTGTCGGTCAAATCGTTTTGCGACAGGCCCTTGCCGGGTTCGCTGCGCACAAACATCAAAAGGAGCTTGCTCAATAGATAGAGCAAGCCGTTGTCGTCAAGTCGTTTTGCCATATTGAAATGCTCCCTTCTCCCCCAGGGCCGCGAGGGCCTGGTTGATTAAAATATTGATCTCCATGTTGGTCAGGGGCTCCGTTACAAGGCGTTCGCCGTTGTAGGTCAAGTCCCCGGCGAGGTCGCCGAGCTCCTCCAGGATGGTCATGTTGCCGTGGCGGTGCATGGCGTCGAGGAGTTCCGCGATGGCGTTGGGCTCCGGCAAATAGTCCGTACAGAAGCCGTCGGACAGGGACTTGCCGAACACGACCGGCTCGGAGATGGCCGTGCGGTCGATAAACAGGGTGCCTTCAGCATCGCCGAAACACTCCAATTGTACCCGCAAAACCCAACATTGCGTCAGGCGCTGCCAGAGCACGATGTGGGCCTTGCCGTCCTGGATGTAGCAGTCGCCGCCGTCCTCGGGGAGGATCAGCGGCGAGAGCACCAATTCATCGTCGCATGAAAACAGCGCCACGCAGGAGACGATCTCCGGCAGGCGCTCCTTGGGCAATGGTATAACCAATTCAACCATACGGTGATCTCCGCGCTGCCCGCCGTGCTGAAAGTAGTTGGGGCTGTCGCGCATTTTGAGGTTGATTTTCTTCATTGACGGCCTCCTTCACCATGCGGTAAGCGTGCGAAGCGCGCTCGTGTGAATGAGTGTGAACGATAGTTCACACAGCAATTCACTGCGCCGCGCTGCCCGCCGTGCGGAAAAAAGTTCGGACTGTCGCGCATCTTCAAATTGAGAGTTTTCATTCGGCGGCCTCCTCTTTCTTTTCGGGTTCCAGCAGCTGTTGCAGGGCCTGCTCCGCGCCGAGGATGGCGTTCAATTGCGCAAGGGCCTGCTCCTTTTGCTGGGTCAGTTCGGTCAGTTTGGCCTGAATGCGTTTTTCCACGATGCTTACCCCCGTTCCGTAATCCAGTCTTCCAGTCTTGACGGCGGCACACGCTGCGGCGGCCATGCCTGCACGGAAATAAGCCGGCTGCCGAACGGGGTGTTTTGCCACGCCCGCTGCCCGGCGTCTTCCATGTCATGCGCCCTGATCCCCGCATACGCAACAGCGCCGTCCGGCCATGCGTATGCTGCGCAGTATGTATCATAGCAAGAGGCGTAGGCATACGCCGCAGCTGCCGCCAGAAGCAGCAGCGCCGCTCCGATGGCAAGGATTCGTTTTGTCTTAGTCTTCATGTTTTGGTTTTCCTTTCAAGAGTTTGTATTTGATCTTTCAGTGCGGTTGCTGTTTCGGACAATTCCTGTACGCCTTTCCAGCATAATGAAATCATGGCATACAGGTCCACGTGCCCGCCGTCGTCCGTGATCACCTCTCCGGGTGTTTTGCGCCCTCCCCCAATTACCAACCCATATTGCGCGCGCCCCTTGCCGCCGGATGGCTTTCGGCCTTCCCCGACAAACCTGTATTTACACACTTCACCGGACATGATGATTGGAAGGGCGGCCTGTGCAAGCTCTATATCATCCTTCGCCTCAGCAACCGACGATATGGCGACGGTGCTTCCATTCCAGAGCAGCGAGCTTCCGGATACCGACAAGGGGTATCCCGATGGCCCGAGTTCGATCCTGCCGTATGTCGCCCGTATGTTGCGGCTCAGGGATATAGCGGAATCCGCAAAACTCGCTATATACGCGGGGTTGCTTGATTTTGCATCATCGATGCGGAAGGCCGCTGCGCCGGACCCTATTAGCTGCAGTATCGGGCTGTTGTCTCCCCCCAAGGCCTGGCATAACGCCCAGTGCAGCGTGCCCGACGGGCTCCTCTGCCCGATCCCGTTGCTGGTCAGGAACGTATCGTAAACGTTGTTTGTGCCGGTTGTGTTTGGGATCGCGATGCTGCCGCCCGTGATGGTGACTAAGGACAACGCGGCCGCGCCGGTGGTCATGTTGACGCTGAACTTACCCGCCACGTCGGAGAGGACGCCCGTCTTTATCACGTTGGCCGTCATGGTGCCCACCGTGATGAAGTCCGCGACGATTTTGCCGTCCGCTGTAATAGCTGTGCTGAACGGCCCGTTGTAGCCATTGCTGCTGAACCCCAGGCCCCCGGCGTTCCAGCGCCAGAGCCGCACCGCCGTCTGTATACTGCTATTCGCGTCCGTCAATACCAAAAGCTCCTGCGGATGCAACGGCGGGTTGAGGATTACCTTGCCGCCGCTGTTGCCCGTGATGGCGTTGGTGGCGTCCGCGATTGCCTGGTCAATCAGCGTTTGAATCCCGGATAAGTCCGGGGCCTCGATCTCGGCGATCTCCTCCCGGATGCCCGCGATCACCGAGGCCATATTGCTTTTTGCGCTGCCGACCGTGATCTTTTTATAGCGCTCCTTGAGTGTATCGTAAACGGTCTTAATCACCTTCGCGGAAATATCCACGCCGAGGTCGGGGTGCCGGACGGTCACGATGTCGCACAGGGCCACGCGCTCTAGGTCGATGAACTCGGCATATTCCGGCGACTGCCATAAATGCACGAAGTCCACTTCCAGAGAAATGTCCGGCGCGTTGATGTTGTTGGCGGTGAGGTAGCTTTCGGCAGCGGCGCGGAGTTTGGCCTCGGAGGGATTCTCGCCCACGTCCTGCGTGAAGTCCCGCGCCATGACGCGCAGTTGAATGCCGGAGGCATTGTCCACCCACAGGACTTTCTCGGCGAGGAAGATCAGGGTGTCCTCGGTCTTGATGTAGGGGAAAAGGCCGGTGTAGCTTTTCTCGGTGCTGATAGCCGCCTTGAGCGCCCGGAGGTTTTTGGCGTATTCGATCTTGACGCCGTGGTCAGCGCCACGCTGCTTGTGGAGCCGCACGACCTTGCCGTCAAACTCGTACTCCCCGCCGTAGCGCTGGAGCACACTCCCGGCCACGCCGCCCAGGGCCGCCCGCGCCGACACCGCCGAGATGCTGAAATTCGCAACGGTCGGCACATCGCTCACGGCCGTGAACCCGTGGGCGGTGGAATTGACCGTTGCGGCGCGGGCGAGGAGCAGCTGCATTGCCGCCGTCGCCGTCGCGCCACCCACCGTGACTTCATCCACGGGCAGGGCCGCCAACTGGTAGCTCTGATGCTCGGCCTGGACGATGGCCCGGCCCGTCATGGATTTCTCTACGCTGTACACCCGGAACAACTGCTCGTTGGCGCTCTCCGAGGGTTTGGCCTTGACGAAGCAGTCATTTTCGATCATGGGGTACTGGTCGCTGGCTGTGGGGATTTCCATGTATAGCTCAAATATCCCGTTGCGCTCCTCGGTGACTTCGCAGACCGTGGCGTCAGAAAGCCACGCAAGGGGCGTGGCCCCGTCCGAGGCGTATAGCTTAGGTATCATATACTCCACCACCGGGGAAAGATCTTAATACTGGTCACGCCGCCCGAGGCCGAAACCGTGTGAAGCAATTGCCAGAACTGCGGCCACTGCGGGATGTCAATATTCGTGCGTATGCCCTGGGCGTTCGTCCGGCAGGCGATCATAGCCTCGCTGTCGATCACCGCAGACGGCCACTGGTATTCCCCGCCCGTCATAGGGGGCGTAACCAGCCCGGAGAGGGTGATCGTCTGCCCCTCCAGGTTCAGCGTGACTGTGCCGCTGCCGACGATTTCGATGCGTGGCGTGGAGGCTGTGGCCCTCATGGGCCGGTTCAGTGTAAGGCTCCCCGCGCCGCTGCGAGTGACCATAGCGGCGCGGTTGTAATATTTCTGCGGTTTGCAGTCGAAGGCGACGGTAAAGCGCAGCAGACGGTTGGCGATAATCTCCTCCATGGGGATTTGCGTGGAGCAGACCGCCAGCCGCTCGGTGTTTGCCCAGCCGTCGCGCAGCAGCTGGTAGTCGCGCCAGGGTGTGAAGCCCCAGGTGCTTTGTTGTCCCACCGTAAGCAGGCGGGCGAGCTCCGGCAGGGCGGCATACTTCGTCACGGCGCAGGTATACGAAACCGTCGCATTTTGGTAGCTCCCATAGTCCACCAGCACGTCGCCGTTCCTGCCGGGCACATGGATTTTCTCCAC